TGGTATTGGTGGAGTGCAGCAACATCAATTTACAATATCAGGAAGAGATTTAAAAACAGTTTTAAATAGGAATATGTAATGGCATTGGCCACGAAATATAGAGCAGAATTTGATGATACACATGGTAAAACATGGTGTGTTGACTTTCTTGAAGATGCTTGGGGTGGTGCTGTAACTGATCTAGTACCTACAGACAATCCTATAAACTTCTTCTGGGATGAGAATATTACCAATTCTATTATGAAGTCAGAGGTAGAGGTTCAGGTATATTCTGAGACTAACTTTGCATTGGTGGATCTTTATTCACAGGCAGATAAGCATTTCAGGGTCTACATATACGATGCAGAATATCATACCAGTGTAGCACACATGTTAGCAGATCATATCTATTGGAGGGGCTATATTAAGCCACGTTATTATCAGGAGGCATATGAACCGCCCCCTTATCCTGTTACTATACTATGTACAGATGGTTTGGATTTATTAGAGACTACATTATATACACAGTATGATCAGGGTAGGCGTCAGGAAAGTCAGATAATACTTGACATACTAGCCACAGTAGAAGATACCTCATTTTATGAATATATCAATATCTATGAAGATACTATGAATAATGGTGTAGGTGATAGTCCGCTAAACCAGGTACAGCCAGACTCATATTTATTTAAGGATATGTATCAGGATGAGGTATTAGAAGCTATACTATTAAAATATAATGCTTACATAGTACAGTATTTAGGTTATTTCAGGCTTTTAAGACCTGTTGAAATGGTTGGTGCTACTGAATATGGAATGTTTGGTGCTACTGTATATGGCAGATACTTCACAGCTGTTGATACTACTGCTCCTGTATCATTCACGCCATTACAATACATAAGCAGGACTGCTACTCACATTACTAATCGCAGGCAAGTACCGGGTGGTGTTAAGATGATACAACCCACTGCTAAAAAGATAACGCTTCATCAGGATTATGGTAACAGGGAAAGCTGGTTAAATAATTATGAATTTACCGCAGATAAATGTGATATTGATACTGATGCTTTTACTAACTGGACAAATGATGCTGGCATAGTAGCCAAACATATTAGTGAATTTTTAGTAAAAGAAACTAATGGTGTAGGTATAAATGCAGGTACTGGTGGCACCTATATGAAACAAGTAATCACACCACAAATATCTATAAGTATCACTGATAAGTTTGTTATAGAACTTGATTATAATTGGTGGAATGACACTGCAGCTCCTGTTGCTGCTACCAGCATATCAATGATTATAAAACAGGGTGCAAGGTACTTAACAATACAAGATGATACTGAGGCAGTATGGGGTGGCATTGCAGCATTATTCTCATATTCACCTACTAATATCTATGGTGTAGCAAATATACCTGTTGGTTTTGGTGATGGGTGGATGCATTTTAAAAGAGAATTTTATGGTTTAGAAAGTACTAGTGACATAGAGGTTGTATTAGCTACTAATGGATTTGCTAATGCATATAATTGTTTTAGAAACATAGAATTATATACTTCTTCATATGAGATTAAGCAAAAGCAAATAAGACGTAGATTCAAAGAGAGACTTGCATATTTAGGTGATATATTTAGATTAAAAAGTAAATATTATACAGTTGATGTAAAAGAAGATAAGGAATTAGTAGTAGAAAATGTTATATCACCTGTATGTACACCTACAGAAGGTGTAGAGCTTACATATGATTATATACTAGGTGATGTAAGAAATGTAGATAACAATAATTATATTGATAATGTACTAGGGCAATTTAAAGGCTCACTAGCAGTACTGCATAGAGATACTCTTACAGAAGCAGCAGCCGATTTTGTTACAGATCATGATGCCGACTATCCTAATTTAGATGTTACCAGTGCTGGTGATGATATCATATTTACATCCAAGACAGCAGGAAATGATTTTACAGGCAATACGACAATAACCAATACAGATGGTGATTTAGCTGGTGATGTTGATTATACTCAGGAAAATGTTGTAGCTCAGGCTCAAATTGATACTATAACAGTATTAGGTACTGATGGTACAGCAAATGTAACTTGTGATACATGGACGAAACTTGCTACATGGAATGGAACCATAGCTCAGACCCTTCAGGATTTCGTTGATGCCTGGGAAGCATTTTATACAACAAAAGGAATATCACTTACCAATACAGCTACTGAATTAATTTTTGAAGCAAATACCCCAGGTGATCCGCTAACACCATTAACATCAATAGTAACTGTATCGGGTAATTTAAGAGGGACTGTTGTTGTGACTCAGGCTAATATCGTAGGACAAAAACGTATTGATACTATTACCCTGACAGGGACATCAGGAACAGCAAACATACTTTGTGATGCTGTTACTAAAGAGGTTGATATTGATGAAGTTATTACTAATTCTGCTACATGGTCTACAAGGGCTGTAGGAGGCGAGTCACTGCCATTACTTGAATTAATAGGAGATGAGATAGCAAATCAAACAAGTAGGACAAGAGACCTTATACAGATGCCTATTATTGAGACTACAGAAGCATTACAGATGAACTATATCGGTTGCTTTGTAGATGATCTTAATCAGTATAGCGGTGTAGACCGTGCATTCGTTATGAGTAGAGGATCTTTTAATGTTAAATATCGGTTATGGACAATAGACTTAATGGAGATTTTACCTACTATGGCAGAAAGTGGTTATACTGTTGACACGACAGTTATAACGGTTGATAATACATTGATAACGGTTGATCAAATATAAATGATATGAAAAAATTATTAGTTTTTGTTTTCTTGTTAATAAGTATCGGGGCTTTTAGTCAACTGGATACTATTAATATCGGCACTACTGCAAATGATGGCACCGGTGAGAGTTTACGATCTTCTATGCTTAAGACAAACAGGGCTATCATTGCACATCCTATGTATTCCGGTGTTTTTACAATACCACTTTCTTTTAAGCTTGAAACGGTCACGGTAACAACCAACGGATTGGAGCTTAATCTCTTAGACGGGCTATTATCAACAGCAGCCGAATTAAACTACTTAGTAGGTGCAACAGGAGCAACAGGAACAGGGGCAATGGTATTTGGCACATCTCCAACAATAGGCGGCACGATCACTATGGACAACGGAGCAACAATAACAAATACTGATGCCAGCACATTGACTATAACAGAAGCGAATGTAAATATTGCAGGTAATCTTGGAAGAACAGATGCAAGAGTTACACAAGGATTTTTTGGAGATATAGAATCATCAAATGTATCTACAGTTGGAGGTGTATCTTTATCAACTCTATTTATTCCGAGTCTGAATGCATCACTGACAGGAACGACAAACATAGCAAAGCTTCAGGTAGGTGATGCGGCAAGTCCATTTGCAGCGTTATTTGATTCAATAAGAATTTATAATGGTCAGGTTTACTTTTTTATAGGGACTGATACTGCGATACTAGGAAAGTTAGAAGCAGAGGGCGCACCGATTGGGAATGTGGTTCCCCTTCAGAATGATTCTACTCAAATGGGTGTATCTACAGGTTTTGCAACTCCCTATCAAATGTACTTAGCAAATCTTGCGATAACAGAGCAATCCACATTAATAACAGAGTTACAAAATGCTCTGGTATCTTTAGGAGTTGATGACTATGTACCTCCTCACTTTGTTTCAGCAGAAATAGGTTCGCTTGGCTCTACTTTTGCCTCAGTTAAACATGATGACAATTTACACCAGGATTCAATACCACCTGTTTCATCTGTTACATTTAAAGAGAATGGAGTTACTTACGGCATAACAGCTTTAACAATAGGACACGACTCGCTGATTATAGAATTAGACTCTGCTGGTCTGAGGGGTGCAACATTTCTATTTAGTTACACAGTACCGACAGGATCAAACGAAAAAGCACTTCAGGATTCAGCTACAATAGGAAATAAGGTTACTGCACAATCTAATAAAGCAGTAACAGATAACCTAACTGCGGGATTTCCTTTGATTCTTTCAGGGACGGTAAGCGGTACAGAGTCTATTAACGCTTATTCGCATCCTATTACCATGCCATCAGGGACACAACCAGGTGAGTTAATATTAGTTTTATATACTCAAGATGACGACGATTCATTAAGTATAAATATTGCTGCGTCCGGGAGTAATTGGCATATAGAGGCGGAAGATTCAGTTTACACTCATGTCCGTGGGGCAGTTATCTGGAAAATTGCAGAGGGTGGTGATGTGTTACTTATAGATTCTCACTTAACAGGACTTGAACAGGCATCTTTTATGTCTTTCAGAATATCAGATTTTAACACTGCCAATCCTTTAACAGTTACTTCGGCATATGCGATATCAACATACTCTGACCCTCCTTCAAATACAGGAGAATATGGGGCTAAAAATTATCTTTGGATAGTATCTTCACATCAACAGGGTCAGATTGTTGCAACAGTAGCACCAGCAGATTTTAGTGATTTACTTACTCAATTAGGAGGGGGCGTAAGTTCTGTATCTATTTCTACTGCTAATCGTGAATATAACACAGCAGCAGCTTATGATCCGGGAGCGTTCACTACTGCATACGCTTCGTGGGTATGTTTTACAATCATAGTTAATCCTATCCCGTAATGAAAAAACTAGGAATATTATTATTTATTTTATCAATAGCAATTTCTCTTAATGCTACCAATTATTATGTTGCTCCTGCAACAGCAACCCCGGCAGGTAATGATGGTAATCCCGGAACAATAGGCGCGCCCTGGCTAACTTGGGGTAAAGGATTTTCATCCGTATCATCTGGTGATACGGTTTTTTTCAGGGGAGGCAATTATCCTATTTCAGTAACAACGGGATATGGATATAGAGTATTTGTCAGTGGTTCAGTGGGGGGAAGAACGTGTTATACTAATTATCCGGGGGAAGTCCCTGTGCTGGATTGCTATGCTGCCGTGCCTTCAGTTGGCTCAGGTACATTGAATCAAGGTATTAGAGGAAGCGGCAGCTATATTCATTTCAGAGGTCTTACAGTTATAAATGTAAGACAAACAAAACCCACAGATGAAGTGGTAGCATTTTATTTTTCAGGCAGTAATAACATAATAGAAAACTGTACAGTACGCGACGCGGGAGGTGTTGGCTTTGGATATTATGGAGGGCAAAATTCTCTGTTTCTAAATTGCGATGCTTATAACTGTTGTGACTCTCTAACTGCCGCAATGCCCGGAAATGATGGAGCAGGATTCAGACCCCATAACTGGACTGATAACACAGCAACTCTTACGCTAAGATATTGCAGGGCGTGGAATTGTGGAGATCAGGGATTTTCCGCAGGATATATCGGTCTTCTTACTTATGATGGATGCTGGTCATTTGATAACGGACAGTTACAGGGAGAAGGGCATGGTTTTAAGCAGGGTTGGATTAATACTGTAACACCTGATATGATACATAGGATTTATAAAAACTGTATAGCTGCAAATAATGACAGACAGGGATTTACTACTAATGATGGAGGTTATGCTGCCGGAGGGATGCAGCTTTATAATAATACATCCTATCATAATGCTAGTTATGGTTTTATGATTTATAACACAACTAGTAGTGATGCACAAGAATTACTTAGAGATTATAAAAACAATATCTCTTACGCTAATACGGCTGGGGCAACATATATTGCAGCAAATGCATTATATACCCATTCTTATAATACCTGGGATCACTCGCCACCACTTCCTCCTATGAATGACAATCAGTTTTTATCAGTTGATTCAACAGGTATTACAGGTCCAAGACAAGCAGATGGATCACTACCTGATATTGACTTTCTTAAGCTTTCGTCAACTTCAATGTTTATAGATGCAGGAACAGATTTAGGCGAAGGTGATGATATTGGTGCTTATCAATATGTTGCACCTGGAGTGGATGAAGAGGCCGCAACAGTTTTCACAACATCAGTCTATGCAGGAACGAATTATGCAAATGTTGGGGTGTATGTTTATGATCAGGGTAGCGCAGAAGTAACAGCAAGAGGGGTCTGTTGGAGCATAACACCGGGGCCGACAATTTACAATAATAAGACAAGTAATGGAACAGGGACAGGAGAGTTTATCGCAACGATAACAGGACTTTTAGAAGGAACTTTATATTATGTTAGAAGCTATGCCACAAACTCAGTGGAGACAGCTTACAGTGAAGTTGAATATAGCTTTACTACCAAGAAATCAGGGTCAGGGAGTCTTATACAGAGACAGATAGGAACGCATAACGGGATACTTCGTTATGATGCAAGAACTAATAAATGGATATACTTATAACGTAAAATAATGACATCACAGACTATAACAATCAAACAGGGAGATGCAGTAACATTATCCGAAACTATCACAGGGTTGGATTCGCTGGCTGGATATACCGCTAAAATGTATATCAAGGATTCCGAAGGCACTGAGATTGATACTCTTACAGGCAGCATTACTGATCTGATAATAACTTATGAGATAGTCAATGAGGATTCAAAAGCCTATACTGTGGGGGAATATTTTTTTGAGACTAAAATATTTAATGTTAGTGATTTGGTTTATACGCCAAGTGAAGGTCTTTTTGTAATTGAATCAACCTTAGAAAACGATCCGGAATAATGACAAAGGTAAGTGGAACTATATCACAATTAAGGGTATCAGGAAGTATCGGAATAGGAGGGTCAACAACAATAGATGGATCACCTTCGCTCCTTTCTGCAATTGTAGTTTTAGATACTAGAATTGATCTAGCATGGACAAATGGGAGCACCAATGAAGATGGAATAAGCATCGAAAGATCAACGGATGGAATTACTTATGCTGAAATAGATACTGTCGCATCAGGTGTGGCTGTTTATTCAGATACTACCTGTGTGGCAAATACGCTTTATTACTATCGTGTCAGGGCTTATCTCGGGACGTTATTTTCTGAATATTCAAATGTTGATTCTGATACTACGCTTACCTCACAATATCAGACTGTTTACGATGCTTTTACAACAAAACCAGCAGCCGCAATAGCAACAGCGCAAAATACTATGATTAAAACATTAGTAGATTATGGTATATGGTCTAAAATGGATGTATTTTATCTTTTTGCACAAGAATTAAATACTGATAGTGAGGCTTTAAAAAACTGGGTTAATCCAGGAGTAAATGATGCGTCACTTGTTTATGCTCCATTATTTACTTCTCTTGAAGGAATTACAACTGCATATTCGGGAGCTAAATATATTAACACAAATTATAATCCTGCTACTGAGGGTGTAAAATATTCTCAGGACGATGCTCATGTAGCAATTTATTTAAGACAGCGTTTAACGGTATCAAGGGAAGATGTAGGAATAATAGGAGCACATGATGTATATATTCAATGCGAAAGGTCAACTCCTAATGCTGCATTTGCTATCAATGACAATACCCTTGATTCCGGTGCTAATAGTAATGATATTGGATTATTTTGCGCTAACAGGAGTGCATCAAATTCGAAATTATTATACCATAATGGAGTAATTCTATTAACTAAAACGACAGCTTCAACGGGATTGCCAAATGCAGATATGTATGTTGGTAAGGCTAATGGTTCAGCAGAGGTGAATGATGAACAGGTATCAATGATGAGTGCAGGAGGTAGTTTATCTGAAGGTGAACAGCTTAATTATTTTTCTGCAATAGAAACATATTTAGCATCTATATAATGGGGAAAAACGTAGTTACAAATTATCCGCTAACAGGAGTGCCACTAGGTAGTTATACCAGTGGGAATTTTACCTATTCATCAACAATAGATGCAATAGATAATCTATATGCTAAGTGGTGTTACGATACTGGGTTTACAAAAGGATTACCAATTAGAGTATTGATGCACGGATGGAGCCAACAAGCAAGTGATATTTCACAGGCAGGCATGGAAACGGTTGCACAACTCTCAAGATGTTTTGTATTAGTTGTAGGTATGAGAGGGAGGGATAGTGCTGATGGGAGTATGGATATTTCAGCAAGGGAGATTTATGATATTTACGATGCAATCCAGTATGTTATTACACACTTTTCTTCTTTAGTAAATCCTGAAAATATAATTATATCAGGGTATAGTGGTGGTGGTGGTAATACGTTAGCTTTTTGTTGTAAGTTTCCTGACTTACCAGTATTGGCAGTAGATTATTGCGGAATATCAGATTATGCTTATGGAGTTAATAGTTGGAAAGAGGATGGATTTCCTGTAAGTTTAGTACAGGGTTCGGATAGTGCTTATGCTCGTTATGCTCCTTATGCAATAGCTAATTATGAATGTCTTTCTTATCTGTTATATATATATCATGGTGCTGATGATGTAACAGTTCTTCCGCATCATTCTACAATGATAAATGATGCTTTTACAGGTGAAACATATTCTTTAAAAGCGGGAGTTGGACATATAAGCGGATTCGCGTATGAGAGTGATTACAAAAACAGGGCAATTAACATCAGAAAAAATTCAATAGGCAATACAGGCTCATTTAAAATCATAGGTTATATAAAGACCAGTTTATTTGAGATATGGCTTGGTAACGGAATGCAGGAGGTAGCTGATTTATCTTATAATGTGACAACCGATCAATATACGATAACTCCGCAGACAGGATCAATGGAAGTTACTATAACTCAGTATGATGGAAAGACAAAGATAGAAACCATATCAGAAGAGACAATAATAACAGTTGTTTAATAATGTTTAATTACTCAAAATATAAATGGTACTTTTTATGCCATTAACAGATAAATAGAAATAATGGAAAAACTAATTACAGGATACTTCACTTCGGTTGCTATCACTAGCATCCACTGGATAACGGAATTAACTCCAATCCTGGAATTTGCATCAATAGTTGTAGGTTTCTTAGGAATACTGGGTACAACTATATTAGTTTGGAAAAAAGTATTAATTACGAAAGAATAAAATGAAAAAATAATTTATAGGTTTCAACTCTTTTTATTTAACTAAAATTTTTATTATGAAAAAATTAATGATGTTTGTTTTTCTTCTTATTCTGAGTATTCCCCTGGTTGCTCAGGTGATTGAACCCCCAACAGATTGGCTCGGACTATTTGCCAATATTAACACCTGGCTTTATTCTCTGCTTGGTATTGCTGCCGTTACAGTTTTTCTTGCTGCTGAAGCTAACAAGCTTCTTAAAACAGAAGGATTTCTAAAACAATTAGTTGCCTGGGCAATAGCTATCATTTTACTGTTTGTAGGGAATCTTGTTAATATCGGATTTATGGCAGAATTAAGCTGGTTGAATACATTAATATATGGTATTGCAGCCGGCTTCCTTGCTAATGGAATCTTTGATATTACACTTATCCGGGCTCTGTTACGATGGTTGAAAGTAGAGCCGCCTGAGAGATGATATTATATTTAGCTGTTATTGCAGGGGCTTTACTTTCGCTGCTATTCGGGTTAAACGAAGGTTTGGCAAAACAGGATTTTAAGGTATCTATTTTTTTCAGGCAAAACTTAATTTCCACTTTGCTGAACATCGTTTGTGGTTGCATTTTAGTAATGGTAAAAGATGAAATTATTAACGTAATATCAATCAATACCATTACCGCTCTGGTCTTGGGAATGTCAGGCCAATTTGTTTTCAAGAAGATAACAAAAGTATTCGATCCTCAAAGCCCTACCCTCTTGGGAGCAAAGAAAAAGCTTGTCTGACAAGTAGAGTGCATCCAAGGTTATGCATTCGGAGCCTCGATTAAAGTCGGGGCTTTTTTATAAGTTTAAAACTAAATTTGTGTGTTAAAAATATTCATTTTATCTTTGTGGTTCAAAGGTGCGGAAGATTTATAAACTAAATCTTGTAAGATTATGAAATGGTAAAAATAGAAACTTAAAGAAACTGCCTGCTGTTTAGTCAATATTTGTTTGTACAGACATTTAACGATACTCTGGTCTGATCATCTAAGAGATACAGGGGGCAGGAGGAAAGATGACAGCCACTCTAATTGAGTGGCTGTTTTATGTCAAAAACCTTACTCTTTCTATGCATTCCAACACCAATTACACTCCAATGAGTTTTTACTAACCCTATAAATATTTGATTGTTTGCCGATTAGGACTATATGCACTTATGCACCCCATGCAAGTACGCTAGCCAACTGCGCCACACCCCGATATGCCATTGTTTCCGGCTTCTCATGTACTTTTCAGGCTCATGAAATTACACACTTTCTTTGCTATTTTGTGTCATATATGTTATATTTCCACTCAAATTAAACTCCAATGGCATCCCTGAAACCTGTTTTAAAGAACGACTTTATTAAAGCTGATGGTAAAGTTAATATTAAAATTAGGATATCCCATGATGGGAAAACAAGATATATTAAAACACCCTGGGATATCAAACCCCGTTTTATGAACCAGGATGGGACAATCAATAATAAGTATCCCGGCCAATCAAAACTTAACATGGCACTGTATCTTTTATTAACAGAATACAACGGGATCCTCGAGGGAATCGGTAAGGATATTATTTATATGGATATTAACACTATTGTAAATAAACTCAGGAGACACCAGGAGAGTGGGGAGGGCTTTATAAGGTATATTAAGGAAAGGATCAGGACCCTGAAGTCAGAGAAACGGTTCAGTTATGCGGAGACATACGAGGCGACAATCAAACACCTTGAAGCCTGTACCGGGAAGAAAGAGATCCTTTTCAAAGAGATAAACCTTGAATTTCTGAATCGATTTGAGCGGTACCTCTTAGGCAAGGACAAGAAGATAAACACGGTCAGGATATACCTCAATAATATCCGTGCAGTTTTCAACCATGCCATTGACAATGATATTATCAAACAGGAACTATTTCCGTTCCGGAAGTTCCGGGTAAAAGAAGAAAGGACAGCAAAACGCAACCTGGATGCAGGGGAAATAAGAAAGTTATTATCTCAGGAACTATCACCGGCACGTCAGAGAGCACTGGACTTGTTCATGCTTTCCTTTTATCTGCTGGGCATGAATTTTAAAGATATGCTGTTTTTGACCCCTAAGAGCGTTTCTAAGGGACGTATTATTTATAGAAGGTATAAGACAGGAGGGGAGTTTTCCGTTAAGATACAGCCCGAAGCAAAGGCTCTACTGGACAAATACAAAGGAGAGCGGTACCTGTTGAGATTTATGGAAGGTAAAAATTTGAAGCGCAAAACAGAACCTTATAAGGATATTGTCAGAGACACTAATTTCCTTTTGAAGAAGATTGCTAAACAGGCCGGCATGGATATACCACTCAGCACTTATTTTGCAAGACACAGCTGGGCCACTATTGCCAGCTCAATAGGAATAAGCAGAGATATTATTCGCTATGCTTTAGGGCATGATATCAAAACAACCACTGATATCTATCTGGAATATGATTACTCGCAGGTTGACCAGGCAAATGAGAGGGTAATAAATAAACTTAAAAGTTGATAACTAAGATTGTTTCCTTTCCTTAATTTTATTGAGAAGTTCCCCCATAGTATATCCCTCACCTTGGGTTTCCTTCGTACTATCCTTATCAACATTTTTAATATCCCCTCCAAGTTGTTTAAAGATTTGTTCCAAAAGGAAATTTGTTCTTTTTTGAAGGTTAATCCTTTCATTTATCTTAAAATATCAACATGCTAATTCTCTGAAAATAAGAAATAAAAATAGACAAATTGATAAAATAATGATTATAACGAGTAAAGTACTCAGATTTTCCATTATTTAAAAGTTGATTATTAATGCTGTAGGTGATATGCTTATACTCGCTCGCTTAAGCCATTTTTCAGCATCAATAAAAATAATAACACTTGATATCTCAAATATTACAGACATAACAATTGTTGTTTTTGCAAGATTGGGAAGATCGTTGTTTATTTGTCCAAAATATATACCGAGTGCTGCTGCTCCGATTCCTGCATTCATATATCCTATCTGCCTTTCCCTACGGTATTTTCCTAAACAATATTGCATCTTGTCTATATCGTTTGTAAAGGTCAAATCCCTAAATTTTTCTTGGGGAAGAGCATTGTAAAGATCATCATTTGCCCTTTTCTTCTCTTGTGCCAATACTGAGGCACTAAGGAAAATGAAGATTAATAACAATAGCTTTTTCATGTCATTTATGATTTAATTTTGCATCTCAGTTTATTATTCGTTTGTTTAAGCCTGGCTATGGCCTTGGAGTTTTTTACAAACTCTCTGGATAGAAAGCTTACTGTATTACGCAACACCTCAATACGGATATCCCGATCCGTTTTATAAGTAATTTTCATACAGGAATTGTTTACAGTTGACTATCCAAATATAAGCAATTTTTGTACCGAAAGTACATGTTTGTTAATTTATTCACATCATTTTTTAGTCAGTTCGTCAATAAGTTTTGTCTGAGCAGATATAATCTTTTTATATTCTTCAATAATAAAGTCCTTCTCCTTGCAGAGCAAACATTCAGTTTTGTCCTCGACTTTCCCTACCAACTTCTTCCCCTCCTTTATTTCATCATCAGTCAAAAACATATTGCCTTCACCTTTTAGTAACCATTCCATATTTAATTGTGCATAAATTTTCTGAATCCTGCCTGCCAAATCCGGGCTTATCTCTCTTTTGTCATCACGGATCATATAAATTGTGGCTGCTCCAGCTAATCCTATCTTTTTTGCAAATGCATTATAGGATAAAAATGTCTGTTTAATAAATATGTTAAGTCTTTGGCCTTGTGTCATATAACCTCCTTATTTTAATTTAGTATAAATTTAAATAGTATATCAGATTGAAATTAATTGCATTTATAGTATATCAGATTCAATCAGAAAGATTATCTTTGTATCATATATATGACAAATATATAACCAGATATGACAAAAAATAATACTATGAATGGGGTAAATGCATTTTATTATGCATTTCATTGTTTGCCTTCGAATATGTTAGGAGCTGTCAGAGCGGAGATTATCGACCAAATGGGATGGGCACCAACAACATTCACAAGTAAGATTAACGGTAACCGTAATCTGAAGAAGCCCGAAAAAACCATACTGAAAATGATTTTTGAAGGTTACGGAATTGAATTTTAACCAAACCATTAAATTATATGGAACCATTATTATTTCCCGATAAAATAAAAATGGCAAAACGAACAAGTTTTGCATTGGAAGGCCAGCTTATTCAGAGGCAAAGAGAGCAATTCCATAAAGAGGAATATGGTTGTACTGAACTTTCAGCGAGAGAGCTTTATATAGTTAAGCTACTTTATCTAGGTATGGATCCAAAGGAAATTGCTGATTTTTATTCTGTATCAGTTTTTACAATTAAAACACATTTCAAAAATATTCATGAAGCACTTGATATACACAAACAAACCGATTTAGTGGTTTGGTATTGTAGGAAAAAACTCAATGGTGATGGGAAATAACACACTTAATCACAGAAAATTAAAGATATGGAAGCAGCAAAACTGGAAAGACTGAATGCCTGTAGAGATGCAGTTTTATGGGTGAAAACTCAAACATCAATTAAAGAAGCCTGGGAAAACTGTGAAAGAGGAGACTGGATGTTATGGCTTGCAAAAAGGCTTAATATAGATGATAAAAAACTGACAATGGCTAAAGCCATGTGTGCAAAACAAGTTGAACATCTTATGAAAGATAAAAGAAGTAAGGATGCTTTACCGGCTTGTTTTGATTATGTCAACGGAAAGATTACGAGAAAACAATTGACTGCTTATGCTGCTTTTGCTGCTGCTGCTTTTGCTGCTGTTGATGCTGCTTTTGCTGCTGCTGCTGCTGCTGATGCTGATGCTGATGCTGATGCTGCTTTTGCTGCTGCTTATGCTGCTGCTTATGCTGATGATGATGATGCAAAAAAATCTTCATTAAAAAAATCAGCTGGCATTTGCAGAAAATACCTTACAGAAGAAGTATTAACAAAATACAGAAAATTAAGGATATGAAATCAAGAGAAAAAATAAAACTAGGTGAAGAGATGCTGAAGGCAACAATAGTATATTATCTGAAGCAAATTGATTACCTGCTTGACTTAAAGATAAATCATATTTATGTCTGGTCAACTCAGTCAAATGAGGGCGTTTTTCATGCCACGCAAATTATTTCAATGTTCATAAGCGTTGGATTCACTTGTTATATCGAATATGATGATTTTAACGCAAGATGTGAATTAGTAATATTTTAATACCACAAAGAGATGAAAACAACAGAAGCAACAAGACTCTACAATGAAGCTGAAAGAGAAATTAAAAAGATTAATTCCAAAAGATGCTTTATTGATCGTGCTATTGATATTGTAGAATATCTCAATAAAGTACACGGTGATGAGACCGCAGACGAGATACTTGGACTTGTATTTGAAAATGAAATTGGATAGAACTTTGCGGTCGGGTGCAGGCGGATGGTTGCCTTAATAATCCTGCACTCGTTACCGCTTAAAATTAAAGAGATGAATACATCAGAAGAAGTGGTCAAAGAAGTGTTAAAAATTTCCAATAGTAATATTTGGTTTGGATACTCCTGGGGTTTAGTAACTGGGGTGCTGGTTGGTGTATTAGCGGCTTTGCTGTTATTTTCCAGTTGCGCCACAACGCACCAATGGAAAAATAGATATGAGCGGTTGGAAATAATGGAACCGCCACAGGCTGAAAGATTTTTCTAAACAATTAAAACTTAAAATAATGGAAACCCTTTTTGAAAAAAAAACAGAAACACGATTAGTAATAATCGAACCGAATCAGCTCGAAGAAGTTGTAAGAAATTCCGGCCTTCAGATCCAGGAAGGGGAAGAGATCAAACAATCCTATTTACCGTTTTTAAACCAACTGTCAGAGATTCAGTCACAGGCGAGTAAGATCAATTTTGAAAGCCCAAATGATCTTGATGAGAATATCGCAAGGGAGTTAAGGCTGAAAACCATAAAGGTCCGCACCGGATCACTCAATCTTAAGAATGACCGGAAAAAGTTATCAATGCTTAAAGGCAATCTAGAACAGGCTTCTTATAATGTCATAGCTGCTTCATGCAAATTAACAGAGGAAATTTTTTCCAATGTTGAGAAAGCCAGAGAGATTGCAGAGAAAAAAAATAAAGAGCAATTAAGGGCTGACCGTACTGAAAAATTGAGCCCTTATACTGAGTCTGCTTCTATGTATCCCCTTGGTGAAATGTCAGAACAGCAATTTAATGAGCTTCATTCCGGGTTGAGAATTTCACATGAAAATAAGCTGGCTGCCGAAAAGAAAGCAGAAGAGGATCGTATCGCAAAAGGAAAGGCCGAAGCAGAAGCAAGAGAGGCACAGCGCCTTGAAAATATACGGTTGCAGGAAGAGGCTAAGGAAAGAGAAAAACAGATCGCTTATGAAAGAGAGAAGGTCAGAGAAGAAAACGAAGAGAAGGAGCGTTTTGCAGAGGTTGAACGGAAAATGAATGCTCGGATACTTGCTGATCAAAAGGAAAGGGCTGATAAGGAACGTGTTGAACTACTCGCTAAAGCTGAAAAAGAACGCATTGCACGGGAGAATATTGAGGCTGAAATTAAAAGAAAAAAAGATGCGGATGACAAATTAAAAAGGGATAAAGCAGCCGCAGAAAAGAAAGCCAAACTTGCACCTGACAAAGAAAAACTTCTTGCATTTGGCCAGGCATTAAATGACGTGCCACGTCCTGAGATCAAATCTATTGAGGCTGCCTCTATTATGGCAAATATTAATGGATTGCTTGTGAAATTAAACAATTACATAATTGAAAATGCTAATAAACTTTAATTATGGAAACAACTGTAAAAGAACAGAATGGAAAAATCCATTGGAGAAAAGTATTTCTTTCCGATTATTTAGGATCATGTGATTTAGAGGACGGAAAGGATCTGAAAGCAATAATCAAAAGCGTTACTATCAGAAACGTAAAAGGCCCGGACGGTAAAGAACAGGATCGAAATGTAGCAACCTTTACTGATGCCAGTTTAAAACCAATGATATTAAATGCTACTAATTGCAAATTGATGAAAAAATTTGCTAAGTCAGTATTTATAAATGACTGGAATAACATACCGATACAAATCTATGTAAAGGATGACATTAAGGCTTTTGGTGAGATCACTGAAGGATTACGGATAAGACCGTCGCAACCGAGTATGGCTAAGCCCAAATTAACCCCGGCATCCCAGGCATGGACCAAGGCTATTGAGTTTTTAAAAGGTTCCGGCACAATGGATGCTATCAAAACCAGGTATGAGATAAGCAAAGAAGATGAAGAAATCCTTAAAAACGCTGTAATATGATTGAGATTTGGAAGGGAATAGAAGAATCCGATGGTTATGAGGTTTCTAATCAAGGCAGAATCCGGAAGAGAGAAAAAATTATGATGCAACAAAGACAAAATTCCGGATATCTTTTAGTGCATTTAAGACAATGTCATAAAAGGAGAGCCTTTACAGTGCATAGACTTGTGGCCAGATATTTTATCCCAAATGGATTACACAAACCATGTGTTAATCATATAAATGGAAATAAAGACTGCAATAAGGCCGAAAACTTAGAGTGGTGTACTCATAGTGAAAACAATACACACGCTTATAGAACTGGATTATCTATTCATCGAGCCTGTAATGGAGAAAAGAATCCAAATTCAAAATTATCAAAAATTCAAGTTGATGAAATAAGAGGTAAATATAATCCCCCTCACTACAATCAAAATAGATTGGCAGAAGAATATAATGTTGCCAGTCAGACCATATCATCTATAATAACTAATACTCACTGGAAATGAAACATTATGATGTAATGCAAAATGAAGAAGAATGGGATGCTCTTAGGCTCGGTAAATTTACCGCATCAACTTTTGCAGACCTATTTATGGATAAAAAAACAAAGGGTTATCAAAACGCTATTATTAAAGTAGCTTTTGAAAGGGTTACCGGAGAAAGTGAAGAGTCATATAATAACAGGTGGATGCAGAGAGGCCACGAAAAAGAGCCTTTTGCACGGGAGAACTATGAATTACTTACTTTCAATTCACTCGAAAACGGAGGTTTTTACGAGTACTCTGAATTTATTGGTGCTTCTCCTGATGCAAAGATAGCAGGACAGAACGGAGGCTGTGAATTTAAATGCCCTTCCTTCCAGGTTTATAATGAATATCTCCAAACACAAAAACTCCCTAAAAGTTATTTCTGGCAGATACACGGGCAACTCCTTTGCACCGGATGGGATTTCATTGACTATATGCCATTTTCAAGCCCCAAGCTAAAGCAAATACTTATCAGGGTAGAAAGGGATGAAGCAATTCTGGACCAGCTTAAAACTCAACTGGATATATGTATTGAAGAAGTAAAAATATTAATCGAAAGGATAAAACAATAATGGAAGAATATGTTTTTGAAGAAGCAAAATTCATTGAATGGCAAAAGTGGCTAAATCAATGGAGGCACGATTACAACCTTGAAATATTACACACAGAAATCAAAGGAGACAGCGCAGTTATATTATTAAAAAGAACTCGTAAAAATCATCAACAATGAGCAATCTAAACATCAAATTAAACTTACAAAATCTCGTTTGCGCTTGCAGATTTGAAAAAGGAGTGGCCGGTCCGGTAGAATGCCTAATCATTCCACTTGAAAAGAACCATTTGTTTAAAGGCGAAAAGGGTGTTTATCTGGACTTGACTGCTTTTGAACTGAAAGAGAGAAAGGAAAACAAAACTCATCTCATCAAACAGACTCTTCCGAAAGAGATATTTAAAGCAATGACTGACGAACAAAAAAGGGCAACTCCGATACTTGGTGATGTCTCAACATGGGAATATACTGAAGCCGAGCCAATAAGTAATCTTGAAACATTACCGGAAGGAAGTGATTTACCCTGGGATTAATGAAACGTAAACTAAAAACGGAACTTGACCGGGAAATGGTTATCGGTCAGATCAAAAGACTTGATCTTTCAAAGGATTATACTATTGATATTCTGTTGAGACGAAAGGTCAGGTCTATATCTCAAAATAGTCTTTATTGGTTATGGTTATCATGTATTGAGTTTGAGACAGGAAATGATAAAGATGACTTACATGATCACTTCAAAAAGAAATGGCTTGAGCCGATTGATATAAACCTATTTGGCGAGAGCTTTTTTAAATGGTCAACAAAGGATTTAAATACTATTCAGTTTAAGTATTACCTTGATAAGATACATGTATTCGCCTCAACTGAATTGAGCATAACCCTTCCTAATCCTGAAGATCAATACTGGGATGAATTTTACTCATTTTATATCGATAAGCTATGAGAGACACAGTTTTAATACATGAAATTCCAACACCGGAAGGATGCGGGGCTTTCGATGAAGGGCAAGACGAGCCTGAAGAATTAGATTTTTCAAAAATTGACAACATCGAATTTGAAGATATCGACTACAGCGATTACCCTTTAATGCCATGATAAGATTGATATTCAAGATATTCCGCAGATGGTTAAGAAGGCTGTTTGCTCGAAAAATAACCGCGAAGATACTGCATTACATAAACCTGGATAAAGGCAAAATGATACGATAATAATGTTTGAAAAGCGATATAATAAATACAAGGCTGAGAGGCAGACATTCAATGGCAGGTCCTATCACAGCAAGAAAGAGGCTGACTATGCCGTACAGCTTGCATGGCAAAAGAAGGCCGGTGAGATTAAGGAGATAACGCCTCAGTTTAAGATTGACATAAGGGTCAACGGCAAGCATATAACTAACTATTATATCGACTTCCGGGTCGTGTATTCCGATGACAGAGTGGAATTAATAGAGGTAAAAGGATTTGCAACTCCTGAATGGATGCTAAAATTTAGACTTACAGAAGCCTTACTGGATGAGATCGAGCCGGGAGCAAAATTGGTAATAATAAAGTAAATGGAATACGAGATATTAATTAAAGGAAAAGCGATGCACCCGACAGGTGGCAAGCCATACAGGTTCAAGACTTATCAGGAGGCAAAAGACATGGTATCTATTTGTTATGGTCTGGACTCACTTAGTAAGAATGTATCTATTGTTAAAATTGGTAATTATGAAAGTATTAATCGGATTTGAAGAAAGTCAGGAAGTTTGTATTGCTTTTCGGGAGAAAGGACATGAGGCATTTTCTAATGATACTGAAGATTGTTCTGGTGGTCATCCTGAATGGCATTTAAAAATGGATTTTTTCAAAGCATTGAAATCAGATAAATGGGATTTAATTATACTTCATCCCCCTTGTACTTATACGGCTGTTTGTGGAAATAGGTGGTATTGGGATAGCATATTAAGGGTTGATGGTATTGCATTATGTAGGTCTGCATGGATAGAATCCTTACTTGTTTGTAAGCAGGTAGCTCTTGAACAACCAAAAACAATAATGCAAAGATATATCGGTAAAAAATCACAGGTTATTCAGCCGTGGCAATTTGGACATGGAGAAACAAAAGAAACGTGGCTATGGTTTTATGGATTGCCATTACTTAAACCCACGAATATAGTTGAGGGGAGAGAACATAGAATATGGAAAATGCCTCCATCAGAAGATAGGCAGAAATTAAGAAGTAAAACATTCCCTGGAATTGCAAAAGCAATGGCAGAGCAATGGAATTTTTAAAGCAATAGAGCAATGGCAACAGCAAACCAAAGAACTAATGAGAGCAGATATATCACAACAAATTATAAATACTCAAAAACCATTAATTGAATGTCCGGAATGTGGACAAAAAATTAAGACAAAAATATCTTTTAATGGTAGGGCCCATTTTCGAAATAAACGAAAAACTCAATATTGTAATTATTGTGGGTGGTCGAAAATAATTCCTACTGAAAGAGAGGCAATGATAGAGATAGGATTAATTGATTAAAACTAAGGATATGAAAGACAAATTAAGCCCACCCAAACCGCCTCTTTGCAGAATCATAGCACATAATAGATTTCCTGATGGAGGTTATAGTACGTGCCCTAAGTGCCATTCATCAAGGAAAAGCGGATGGATATGGTCTAAAAAACACAGGTATTGCATTAACCCTGGATGTGAATATTATACTAAACAAATTCCAAAGCAATAAATCAACAAGCACTCAAAACTAAGGCTATGTTAAATAAATCAAACGGAAATATGTATGAATGGGCTAAAACATGGAATCCACTTGGTGGAGAATGTTCTCATAAATGTAGTTACTGCTCAACAAATAATTTAAAAAGATTTCCAGTAGTGGCATATAAATATTCAGGAGCATTAAGGTTGTTTAGTGATTTACATAAAGATTTTCCAGGTAAACCCAAAATAATATTTGTTGTGGGGCAAAACGATCTATTTGCCAATAATGTTGAGACTAAATATGTGCAAAGAATCATTCAAAGATGTCATATTTGGAATCAGCATATTTATTTTTTTCAAACTAAAAACCCCGACAGATATCTTTCATTCTTGCCCGATTTTCCAAAAGGTTCTATTCTTTGTACTACAATAGAGACTAACCGATATTACCCACAAATGGGATTTGCTCCATTAACATCAGCAAGGGCAGAGGCAATGTATAAAATCACTGACTATGAAAAACAGGTAACTATTGAACCTATAATGGATTTTGATTTAGTTGAAATGATCAATCTAATTAGAATATGTAACCCGTCAAAAGTTAATATTGGAGGGGATAGTAAAAATAATCATTTGCCCGAACCTTCAAAAGACAAAATACTTGCATTGATTGATGAACTCAAAAAATTCACTGTCATAGATCAGAAGCGAAACTTAAAAAGGTTGATATGAATCTAATTACAATCAGACAAATACGATTCAAAGTAAATTATGAGTCATTAAAGGACTTTATTTCAAAAGCTCCTGTCAATATGGAATGTTATAATGCTATATGGGAAGAGTTCAATAATCTGTATTGTAATGACGATGCGGAACAAATACTTATTAAAAAACTTTGGGATGATTTCATGTTCAGGTTCCGGGATGTTTTAACTATAACTATTTGAGATGGCCGAGTTGAATAAAATAGAAAGAGCGATAGAAGTAATTAGAAAAGCAGAATCATTGGCTTTAAAGTATCAGTCTTATGGCTTTCATCTCGCTTTTTCTGGAGGTAAAGACAGTCAGGTTATTTATGAATTGGCTAAAATGGCAGGGGTCAAGTTTCGTCCAGTTATGCAAGTCACGACACTTGATCCGCCGGAACTAATGAAATTTGTTCGTAATAATTACCCTGATGTAATATTAGAAAGGCCAAAGATTAATTTTTACAATCTAATAGTAAAAAAGAAGTCATTACCAACTAAAATGATACGGTACTGTTGTCAATATCTAAAAGAGCAATCAGGTGCAAATACAGTAACTATTTTAGGAATAAGAAAATCAGAAAGTAATAAACGGGCAAAACGTAATGAATTAGAAATATCAGGGAGAAAATATTCCAATACACTTGACCAGTTTAATATCGACAATAAAGATCAGATATTATGTATAAATGGGAAAGATAAGATTTTACTTTCCCCCATAATTAACTGGACAAATTCTGATGTTTGGAGTTTTATAAGAAATAATAATATTGAGTATTGTGAACTATACGACAAAGGTTATCATAGAATTGGATGTATGTTCTGTCCGATGGCCTGTGTTAGAGTAAAACAACTTGATAGAAAAAACTATCCGGGAGTTGAAAAATTAATAAAGAAATCTATCCAAAAACTTTGTAAAGATAATAACTATGGGTCAATGTTAAATAATGATGTTGACGAAATATTCAACTGGTGGGTAACAAATGATAGCATGAAAGTTTATAAAGCAAAGAAGAAACAATACAAATTAGCATTATGAAAACATTGTTAAATCTTAGTATTCACGAATAAAATCGGGATGAAAAAAATGAGCTTACTAATACTTTTAATATCCTTCACTTTCACGACTACCTACGAATCATCGATAGTCAGTGGAGATTTGCTTTTTGAGGCACATAGAATTGTTTTTTACCAGGAGATAAAGGGTAAGGACTTCTCTGAAGACTTACTCATCCAGTGCCTTTATTTTGAGGGAATTCAGCATCCGGATATTGTCATCCGGCAGGCACGGTTAGAGACAGGTAATTACACATCGGAATTATTCTGGTGTGCCAATAACGTCTTTGGTATGAAATTTCCGAGGGTCCGGGAGACGACGGCAATAGGCATTTATAAGCGACATGCCAGGTTTGAACACTGGTCGGATGCTGTAAAAGATTACAAATTATGGCAGGAATACTACATTCAGAAAGGCTACTCGCCTGATGATTATTACCTGTTCCTTGTTGCCATCGGTTATGCAACGGACAAGAATTACATTAAGAAAATATCGTGAAATATAAATAAAATATAATTATTAAACATTAAAAATTGAAATCATGAACGAACAATTAGTTGGAGAAAAATCAATCAAAGCTGAAGCTGAAAACATGACAAAACAAATTTTGGATCGTCCAATTTCTGATCAGAATGAACTTTTTACATTAATCAGAAAGATGCTTACTGATTCAAGATCATGTACGATTTCAGAAATGAAAAGTAATAATGAATCATTTCAACAAGAAATTAAATATGCTGAAGAAAGTCTTAAAACAGTGATTATGGGTGAATTGAAATAATCAAGCATCAAAATAATTAATGACTGACCCAATTACCATAGAAAGAGCCGAACTGCACATCATTGTTGACCGTGCCATTGAGCAGACGCTTAATGAGCTTGGCATCAAACGCAATACGTTCAACCCTTACATAAGCCAGAGACAGGCAGCTAAACTCGTTGGTCGCGGGAGGCTCGAGAGGGCTATGGAGGAGGGACGTGTAGAGTGGTTTAAGCCTTCTATGGATAAGAGCCAGAGAAGGGTATATGTGAAAAGGGAAGATGTTGAGAAAATGCTTAATAATCCGATGAGATAATGAGTCTAAGATATACTAATACTGAAAAATGGAATGATTCATGGTTTGCTTCATTAAAACCATTGGAAAAACTTCTATTTATTTTTCTGTGTGATAATTGCAATATTGCCGGATTCATTGAAATTAACATAAAGATATGGGCAATCAATTTGGGGTGTTATCCTAAAAATATTGAAGGGGGATTGAAGGGGGTTCAAAGGGGGATAATCAGGAGTGTTGACGGTGATTGTCTTTACATCCGAAATTTTCTTAAGCACCAAAAAAATTATCCCTTCAATGAAAAAAATAAGGCTCATATAGCAATTATTAAATTATTTAACGAATACTCATATAAGTTTAATATAGAAGATATTACAAAATTTATTGAAGGGGGATCGAAGGGGGTTACTACCCCCACAGGTAATGGTAATGGTAATGGTAATGGTAATGGTAAGAAAGAGGGGTCTGGGGGGAAAAATGAAATCAATATTTCTTTTAAAACTTTCTGGAATTTATATGATAAGAAAGTTGACATGGGAAAATGCGGGCCAAAATGGAATCGATTAACTGATATTGAAAGATTGAATTGTATTGACAAATTACCTGATTATATAAAGGCAACTCCAGATAAAAAATTCAGACGTGATCCGGAAACTTATTTGAATAACAAAAGCTGGGAGAATGAGATAATAAAACCGAATGCTAAAAGCGAAACATTGACTTATGATGAGATATTAAAGATTTCTGAGACGAATCCTGACATTTGGAAGTCATATGAAGCTGTTAAGCGTGAAGGTGAACGAAAAGCAGTTTTTGAACTAATTAAATCAGAATAATATGGAAGCACTAAAAATATGGATTAAATCGAAAATGAGATGAAAACAGCAATAATAATAATTCCTCAAATAATTGAAAATGGTAATCTAGGTATGTATTTATCGGCTTGTGTTGAAAAGGTACAGCGTGATGGTTATACCATTTTACATTCAACCTATTGGAGTGAATATAGTGAGATTAACATCAAAGTATTAATGAATAAGATTATTCATAGTACTGATGCTTTTTATCTCTTCGTTGACTTCGGAATTAACAACTTTATGATTGAGATAGTTAATAGATTTCTCATAAAAGAAAATGGGGAATATAGATTTATCAAAGAGATTAAAGTGGAGATTGTTTTATCTGTTAAACATGGCACTCTTAATGGGTTTCTTTTGGAGATATCAAAGATTACAGGGTTCTCGATTGAGGCATTAAAGGGCAAAACCCGTAAGCGTGAGATCGTCGAGGCGCGGCAAATTTATTTCACCCGTGCAAAACTTTTTACAAAAGCCTCCCTTGCAATGATAGGGGGATTGGTTGGGAGAGATCATGCTACTGTCTTACATGGGATCAAACAAGTTAATGAGGTTGCTGAATTAATAAGGAAGTATGATGATTGGTTTGGTGAAAAGAAACAAAATAAGATTGCTGTTCATTTTGAACCAGAGCCGAATAAAACTCCATATAAATCTCCATATAAATCTCCATATGCATCTGTTATGAGTAGCAGCAACAAGGGATATTCAGGGTTTAGGGAGCATAGTTTATAATTAGAGATATTGATAATAAATTAAAAGCAATGAAAGCAACAGAGTTGAGAATCGGAAATAAATTATTTGATTATGCCGGAAGGGAAATAACTGTAAGGTGTATTAGTATTCCACTACAATTAAAAGAATATTTCGTCGGTTGTAATGAAAACCATTCAAACTATACAATGGATGAGTTAAAACCTATTCCGCTCACCGAAGAATGGCTGCTGAAGTTTGGGTTTGGAAGATATAAAGATAGCGAATATAAAGCAAGGGCTTGGACATTAGATGATCGTATCCTTGAAAAAATTGGGGTAACAGCGTATCATTTTTATATGTTAAAAACGGGCGGTAAATTTCAGGCAAGAACAGGATGGATGGATTCATGTGGGTTAAGATATATTCAATACGTTCACCAACTCCAAAACCTTTATTTTGCCTTAACAGGAGAAGAACTAATAATAAATTAAAGCAATGAAAGACAGGATATTTGAAATTATGGTAGGGGCTTTTAAAAGAAGCCTGATTGTCTCTGATATGGTTGAGATGAATAAGATCGCCAAAGGGATAGATCATGTGACCTGTGCTTATTACATGGAATTTGTAAGGTGGTTAAGGCATAATTGTACGATTTATTCTGATGGGAAAAACAAGAAATGGGCATATATGGCATCCGATGATATTCTTTATTTTGATGATGAAGGAGTTTATCAACACTGGAAAGAAAATATTAATAATAAATAAGCCATGAAAACAGAAGAAGACAATTTCACAAGCACAACAGATGGAGTCAAGAGTGATGAATGCCCGAGATGTGGAATAATTTGGGATAAGAAAGAACATGAAACTCAGGAGTGCCTAACTTGTGGCTATCCTGAAGTTGATACCGATGATGAATGTAATTGTTCCGACCCTGGCTGTCCATGTAGAGGTCATAAAATCGGAGGATTATAATATGAAAACAAAACTCGAAGAAAAACAAGCGGAACTGATTGAACTATTAGATAAATATTTTTTATCCAAATGTCGTCCTTCATTTAATGAACTTCTTGAATGTAATGATTTAAAATCCGAGATTACCGAACTGGAGAAACAGGAGCAATCCGACAGCAATCAGGAGATCAAAGAAGTTCATACAACTTGTGATGGTTGTCAAATGTTTGCAGAATGCGGATGTATGTTAGATGATTCATGTCCTGAGTGCGTTGAATATCATTTATGGACTCCAAAGGACCAATCCGACAAGAAGCAATCAGACATTATTGACTGTATATTAAAGTTTGATGTTACTGCTCCTTTAATTGAAAAGGGGAGATACTTTGAAACGATTCAGCGAGATTTGCGGGATGCAATGAAGCAATCCGACAGCAAAGAAGATTGTGGGTGTAATTCCGATGTAATAGGAAGTTATGCAAGATGTCCTGTTCATTCGCCTAATGAAGATAAGCAATTAAGTGCTGAAAAGATAGAAAAGTTAACTAAATTATATAAAGATAATCCGGTATGTGTTGCTAATATATGTGATGAAGTATTAGATAGAAGTGGTGCATTGCTTGGTAAAATAAGAGATAAATATAGAGAACAACTTAAAGACAAACGATATGAAAGAAGAAACATACAAAAAAGTCTTCATCAAAAGTCCTGCTGATTTGCCGGAAGATGTATTATTACATGTAGGTAATAGACATGGATTTGAGGAAATTATTTATATTGAAAATGGCAAAACTAAAAAACCGTTTAGATATGATAGTGATGATACTTCTACATTAAAAATTGAAAATATTGACTGGTATCTCAAAGAAGTCGAACCGGTAACGGATGAGGATATTGAGAAATGGGCAAGAAATGAAATTCCATTTTCGGGTAATGATTATAATTATGAAGTTGGTAAAAGAGTAGGAATAACAATTGGTGCAAAAGCACACAGAGACGGATTAATTAAATAAATAATAAATAAAGAGATGAAAAATATTTATTTTTTTGCAAATGGTAATTCATCCGTTTTTATTAATGGTGAACAAATGCCTGTATTACAAGAAGCATGGATTCAATTATTTTTTAAGTATCTTGTAGAAAAAGGATATGACCCATTAGATTTTGAAATAAAAATGCCAAATGGAAGTTCCGCAAAGGCATTTAAGACAAGTGACGGGAATTTTAATTGGGAAATTAAACATTAACATAATGAATAAAATTTCTACCTTTGCTTTATGGCAAAACGCAAAGGGTTATACGTCAAGATCTCCGGCAAGGATGCAATCAAGAAGCTGCCCTCCAAATGGGAACAGGTGAAGATATGGGCTGCTCATGCGGAGATACTGAAGATATTCAAAAGAGATAAAAATTGAGATCATGAAACTTTCTGAATTATCAAAATTAGGACATGAAGTATTTGAAGCTAATAAAGAAAAAGCTCTTAAACTTCAAAATATGAAAACCGAATCCAGGTATATTGAAACAATAGTAAGATTCAACGGAGTATTTGACCGTTTGATTTACGACACAAAGAAAAACGAGTTTACAGTAGTGTTGTGTGTTGGGAGTGGAAACGGAACATCCGTACCGGAAGTGCTGCCTCCAGACATAGCTTTTTATGATGAGGTCAAATTTAAAAAGGTTATAATAACATCAAATAACTGAGATCATGGAAAGAGATACAAAAAAGCAAATAGAGACAGTAAATAAGGCAGTTCCAATATCAATTGATCATAAAGAAGTATTCGCAAATTATGATAAGCAAATGGGTGCTTTTAATAATGAGATACAAGAAATGATTGCTGAATTTTCTCATAAAATTAACTACGAGAAGGAACGGCTTTTGACAGAAAGAATCAAAATATTATTTAATGAGGATATTGATCTTATTACTGAAACACAGCGGATATTTCCTCGCATAACGGCAAAGCGTTCTGATATTGATAAGTCAGAAGCTTTCTTTTGGAACGATGGAACTAATTTCGGTAAGCTGATAATTACATTCTACCCTTTTGAAAACTTTCCTGAATTATCTTCTGACCCATTATCGGTAAAAATAACCTACGGGTTTAAATACAAATAATGAAACGTAATGAAATGGAAATGGTAGAAACAACAATTGATTATGAAAAAAATAAGTAAAAAGGAATTTATAAAATTGTGTTATTATGGAAAATGTAAAAGAGATAAAATTTAATGAAGAAAAGGCATCTGCATATCTAAAAGTATCAAATGAATTTATTTCAGGTATTAAAATTAAGATAGGTGAGGCAAATGAAATGGATATGATTTATGAACAACTCACAATAACTATTGATGCAATATTTTATTCTGCATTAGTGGAAGATAAAATATTAACTTATTATTGTCCACGTCCTAAATTTTTTGATTGGTTATTTAGAAGATGCAAAAAAGTAGAATGGAATTTAAAAGTTAAGGATGTTTTACTTAATCCACCAAAACCTATTACTAATACTAAAAGAATTTATATAACAGAGCTAAAGGAGGATTAATTTAATAGCCATACGACCATTATGCACATGCAGCCCCTTCAGAAATGAGGGGGCTTTTTTGTTTATAACTGTGCTGCCATTTGTTGAGAACTACATTCTTGTTTATTCTTATTTAGACCAGTTAAGTATTAATTTTGCGTTTTTGAGTGCTAACTCTTAAGTGTGGAATAAATATTTGCTGCTAAATGAAACTCAATGAGATTCATATTAATGCTGACAATCCCCTACACAGGAGGCGCTATGCCATTATTGTAATAAAGAAAAACGGAGTGTTATGTTAGGTAATGATTTTAATGTGGACTTTGACTTTAATATGGATACTGATATTGATAATAAACCAGCCATTCACCAAACGCATAGACGAAACACCGAATGCCTTATACGAGAGACAAGAACTATCTACAGGCGAGCCTTCTCAGAGACCCAGTTACTCGATGTGCTGGGATTGGAATTTAAAGAGGGCTATAGTTATCATTGCATAACAGCCGGGGATGTGGACTCCCTGAGTTATCTGAAATGCGTACTGAGACAGCAGGACCTCGAATATTGCTTATTCTCCACATGGTGCATGGCAGGAGATGACATAATGCAGTTTGAAGAGTGGCTCGAGACAGGGAGGATAAAGAAGCTGGATGCCTATGTAGGTGAGATATTCCCCCGGACTTACAGGATGGAATGGAAGAAACTGAATGAGGTATTTAAAAATTACCAGTGCGGGAGAATAGTAGTATTCAGGAACCACGCTAAGATTTATGCCGGCTATGGAAAAAAATTCGCTTTTGGCATTGAGACCAGTGCGAACATTAACACCAACCCACGTGCAGAAAATGGATGTGTAACCATAGGCAAAGAGATTTATCAGTTTTACAGAGATTACTTCGATGGGATAATATCATTTAACATAGAATAATATGCCAGGAGGAAAGGGAAATATCGAGCCGGAAGATGGCAAACAATTCAGCAGTGAGTACCAGCCAGAAGAGAAATGGACGGAGGAAGAAGCCTTAAAACTTGGGAAGGATTTAATTGCATGGCAAAGGGAATCTCCAGCTAATATGTTTTGGGATGAGTACCTTATAATGGAGAGGGATTTATACCCTGAAGTAATAGCATATTTATCTGAAAAATTTACGTCGTTTTTAAAGCTACATGGAAAGGCTAAAAAGATACAGGAAATAAAGCTGAAGAAATATGGCACAGCTGACAAGTTAAATGCGGCGATGACAAAGTTTGTTCTTATCAATGATCACGGCTGGAAAGATCAATCACATATAGATCATACTAATGATGGTAATTCTTTTAATTCTTATAGCGATGCAGAGCTCCTTGCTATTGCAGCCAAACTCGTGGAGTCAAAAGACAAAGGATGAGTTTGGTGATCAGTTAATGTACCGATGGACCATGCAGGCCCGTCCTGCACAGCTTATCCCTGAAGGTGACTGGACGGTATGGCTTATCAAAGCCGGGAGGGGTTATGGCAAGACCAGGATAGGAGCTGAGACCGTGCGCATATGGAAAGAGAACAATCCTATCATGCATTTTATAGGTGCTACAGCCGGTGATGCAAGGGATATAATGATTGAAGGTCCTGCAGGGATCCTTAACACTTCCCCTCCCTGGGACAGACCAAAGTATGAACCGTCGAAGAGGAAACTCACTTGGAACAACGGATCTTATGCTCTGGTGTTTACTGCTGATGAGCCGGACCGGTTAAGAGGTCCACAATGTCATGCTGCATGGTGTGATGAGATTGCCAGCTGGAAATATCCGGAAGATGCCTGGGATAACATGATGATGGGGCTCAGACTTGGAACTAATCCCAGGGTAATAGCCACAACCACACCCCGTCCGACAAAGCATATCAAAGGATTGATGAAAGATCCCAATGTTCATGTAACGCATGGCACGACATACGAGAATATCGCTAATCTGGCTCCAGCATTTCTAAATACAATCATAACCAAGTATGAAGGGACACGGTTAGGCCGTCAGGAGCTTAATGCTGAGATTTTGGAAGATATTGAAGGGGCACTGTGGACACAGGCTCTCATTGATGATTCCAGAGTTAAGGTTTACCCTGATCTGATACGCATAGCAGTGGCTATCGATCCGGCAGTGACCAGCAATGTGGATTCCGATGAGACAGGTATCGTTGTCGGGGGGAAGGATGCAGACGGGCATATCTACATACTGGATGATGTCTCAGGGATTTATTCACCACAGACATGGGCCACGAAAGCATTGCACAGCTATACTACATGGAAGGCTGACAGGATGGTTGCTGAGGTGAACAATGGAGGTGACCTGGTTGAGACGGTGATACGAAATATTGATAGGAATGTAAGCTATAAGGGTGTCCATGCCAGTCGTGGCAAGGTGACCCGTGCTGAGCCTGTTGTGGCCTTATATGAGCAGAAGAGGGTGCATCATGTAGGTGTGCTGTCCAAACTCGAAGATCAGATGACCAGCTGGGCTGGTAACATGGGAGAGAAGTCACCTGATAGGGTTGATGCCTTGTGCTGGTGCGTGACATTCCTTATGGATGAGAAACGACCAAGTGATGATGACTGTGTGGCATGATAAGTGAATTATGAGAGTAAAAAAGCGATTTTGTATTAAATGCGGAATTGAATTAAAGCCTATTGAACCCAAAATGCATAGAAAGCCAGAAAGTGCTATGTGGGATGGAGGTATAGTTGATAAAATAGCTGCTGGCTATGGTAGTGATTTAGATGGCAATATGTATCTAATTGCTATCTGTGATAAATGTGTGATAGGAAACAAAGATAAAATTGAATTTGTAGGAACATATATGTGATGCAGACGAAACTTGAATTTGTGGCATAAAATATAAAGTTCTTTGAAAATATTGTTACCGTAGATTTATAGAGTAATTTGTTTGGACTCGGGTTCGACTCCCGACATCTCCACAATCGCCTTAAGATTCGTTAATCCGTCACGTTAGTACGGTTTCCTGTCATGAATGAAAGTGACGCTGAATAATCAAGTAGTTGCACTACCGTTGACAGGAATATGGGGATGACATGGTTTAGACAGCAAACGAGGGAAATAGATTGTCTGATGATAACGATAAGCCAAAATAAACGGCAAAACAATTCAAATGTTTCAGTATCCTGCTATGCAGTATGCTTAAACCGTTAAGAGGGAACGAAATCCCTCAACGAAAGTTCTTTTAAATAATGATAATATTTAAATAATGGCAACGATAAAACCAATGGACAAAAAGAAAATGGATGAGATCAAGACAATCCTGATCCCTTTCGTCCAGTGGATGATAGGAAAGGACTGTGACAAGGAAGAGGCTAACAGGATAGTTGACAAGTACTTTAAGCAGACAGAGAACAAACCAGCTAAAAAAGCAGGATAATGGGATTATTTTCTAACATAATCAACAGGGCAGCGATGAAGCTGAACGTAAGCAAGGCTAATAGACTTGATGAGTACGTGCTTAGGCAGATAGCTAATATCGCCGTTTACCCTGATTACAACTCCGGCACATATCTCAAGGGATATACAGGCAATGTTGATGTTTTTACTATTATCAACAAGATCACCGAGCCAGCAAGTATAGTCCCAGTTTATCAATACGATAAGAAGGATAATGAGGTCGAGGGCAGGATGATAGCATTGCTTAACAATCCCAACCCCTTTGACAGCTCCCTCTCCAGGGCCGAGCTTATTGAGGCAGCCCTATCTTTTTACCTGATTTTTGGCGACAGTTATACAGCATACGACACCATCGACAATGGCCCCAATGCCAATGTACCCCTGAGACTGGACGTGCTGCCCCCGCAATGGATCGAGATAGTCATGGGAACCTATTTCAATCCCATACAGGGATATAAGTTCATGATGAGCGGTAATGTGCTTGATTATGAGAAAGAGCGGGTCCTGCACTGGAAAGAGTTCAATCCGGATTATGACCAGCAGGGGACAGGCTATCTGAAGGGCATGTCCAGGCTAAAGCCTATCCTGAAGAGTGTTGTCGGCAGTAGCAGCGCCTATGATGCATTGGTCGCTGCCTTCCAGCATTCGGGGGCCTTCGGGATACTGTCCATATTGGATGAGGAAGGAGCAACGGAAGGGATAAGCAAGACACAGCTGAGCCGTATCAAGCAGCAATATAAAGATGATTATACCGGGACGAAAAATACAGGCAAAATTGTAGTAACAAACAAAAAACATGAGTGGTCTAATTTCGGCATGACGACACGGGAGCTGCAGATCATACAAGCCCTGGGAGCATTTAAGGGAGCGATATGTGATGCATACAACGTGCCGGATGTGCTATTATCAGGGAGCAATGACAAGACTTATATGAATTTTCCGGAGGCAGCGAGGGCATTATGGACAAATGCTATCATGCCAAGCCTGGATGCCTACCTGGGAAAACTCAGTCGTTGGCTGGCTCCAAAGTTCAAAGAGGAAGGGCATGAGTTGCGAGCAGACTATTCCGGAATAGAGGCACTGCAGAAGAACAGGAAAGAGCAGGTAGAATGGATGGTAAAAGCCGGATTTACTTACAATATGATATGGAAAGAATTAGGTTATGACCCTTCGAATGAACCATACATGGACATCCCACTGGTTCCGGCTGGTATGATGCCTATCTCTGAAATAGGGATGATGCCCGGTAATACAGAAGAGGTAATGAAGAGACTGAAGATACCGGATTACAGAAATGCAAATTGAAGTTAATAAATATAAACAAACGTTCTTTAAAAATATCTACTGGCGAAAAGGGATTAAGGTACTGACGGCCTGCCATGCCTCTATCATTGAAAGGGTAATGGATGTTGATCCGAGGGATTTAAAACCACGTATAGCAGGGCTGCTTAATAAAAAACCTGTTGAGATGTATGTCAAAGAGATGTGGATCAAGACAGGAAGTTATTTTGCAGCCAATACGATCAAGCGGATAAGAGGCAAGGGTGATGACGTGGATCTGAGCTACAAAGATGGCGCTCTGGATGAGATGATTGACTATTGGGAAGATTACTTCAGGCGTTACACTAACGAGCGTAGTATGTTTGTCATAGGCTCGATAATGGACACTCAGACGGTGATTGTTAATAATCTGATTGATCAGGTGGTTGCTGAGGCGATGAGTGAGGGGTTGAGTATCTACCAGATACAGAAACGCTTACAGAACGAGCTGACAGAAGGAATGACAATGGTCAATAAGTATCAGGCAGAGCGCATAGCACGGACAGAGGTCAACAGTGCCAGCAACAAAGGTAGTTTTGACTCAGCAGAACAGACGGGATTATGTACCGGGAAAAGATGGAGCTCTAGTCATCGTAAAGATGCAAGAACCCTGCATATAGAGTATGAGTCGCTTGGTGAGGTTCCGATGGATTATTTATATGATGGAATGCTTTATCCTCTTGATCCGAATGGAGGGCCAGATCAGATTATTAATTGTGGATGCACGCATATATTGAATTATGATTAAGATGAAAAAGAAAGCGAAGGTCATCAACGAAAAAGAAGGGTTATCAAATGCTTCAATCATCACAAGCGTTGTTAAGCCTATGCGAAGTAAAGGAGTTGCAAAACTACCAGACAGAAACAGAAGGAAATGAATTGAGATTAAGCTAAAATACATAGATATGGACTTCAAGGTAAAAAGTAATTTCGAGCTGAAAGATGCTGATGGAAAGAAAGGCATCGTGACGGGTTATGCTTCGATATTTAATAATATTGACAGCGATGAAGAGATGGTTATTCCGGGAGCTTTTGCTAAGACTCTTGATGAGAGAGGGCCAAAATCAAAGATGCCACGCATTAAACATCTCTGGCAACATGACAGTTGGCAACCAATCGGTATTCCTTCGATTCTTGAGGAGCAAAATAAAGGTCTCTATTTTGAAAGTAAATTTGGTACTGATCCTCACTGCCAAGAGAAACTTCAAAAGCATATCGATGGGATCATAACAGAACTGTCCTTTGGTTATAATGTCATAAGATCAGAAGATATTATGGATGATGAAGGTAATCGATTATATCGAAAACTTATTGAACTCAAACTTTGGGAATATTCATCGGTGACATGGGGAGCAAATTCTTTAGCTCAAATTATCTCTGCCAAAGGTGAGTCCGTTGATATTATGGCAAACCTCAATAAAAGGCTCGAAGCATTGAATCGTGGACTCAAAAATGGCAAATATACCGATGAGACATGCGAGCAGTTTGAAGCAGAAATTGAAAAGATACAGGCAATTATAAAGTCACTTAACATCAGTCCTGCGCCGGAAGTAGTTTCCACCCAGGGAGTTGTTGCGCCGACTAGCAAACAGATATTGGAAACTATTATTAATTCATTTAAATCTTAATGTAATGAATGAACAAGAATTAAAAGCATTACAGGATCAGATCAAAGCAGAGCTCAAGACTATCAAAGATGCTAATGCAGCATTAACGGCAGCTCTTGAAACAAAGGCTCCTGTGGAGAAGATTGAGGAACTCATCAATAAGGCCAATGCCGGTGAGATCTCCGTCAAGAAACTCTCTGATCAGTTGGATGCACTGGAACTTAGCATGAAAGATGTTAAGCTAGGGAACCAAATTGCCAATCCTTTTGCGGACTTTAAAAAAGTCTATGATGAAAAGGGCAAGGCATCTGCAAAGGCTCCCGGAGGTCAATTTGTCTTTGAGCTGAAGGGAAATCCCCGGATGCTCTTTAAGGCACACATGGATGAGGATACAAACCTCACAGATGCCATTGCTACAGCAGTTGTCGTACCGATGCGTACACCGGGAGTTGAGAAGCTCCCTGACCGTCAGGTATTGATATTGGATGCAGTTGCAAGAGGAGTTACAGCCTCAAACCGTGTCACATGGGTTGAGCGTTCTGCGCGCACTGATGCCACAGCTCCGGTAGCTGAAGGGGTCACTTATGCACAGAGTGCCTTTACGTATATCATGAAGGTTGCTGAGGTAGAGAAGATTGGTACTTTTATTAAGGTAACCAATGAATGTCTGGAGGACTGGCCAGAATTTTTAACACAGATCAGGAATGAACTTCTGCCTATGGTTGAACGTGAGCTTGAAGATCAGACCTATCAAGGATCAGGAACGACTCCTCAGCTGGATGGTATTATAACCACGGCAAATGCTTATTCCAGCACAAGTCTGGATGATAAGATACCGAAGGCCAATACATTCGATGCTATCCGTGCAGCTGCTAATCAGATTGCTGAATATAACTTCATTCCTAGTGTAGCATTTTTGGCTCCTGCTGACTTTGCTGAGTTAGAGATGACAAAGGACGACCAGGGGCGTTACGTAATGCCTCCTTTCTCCACTGCCAATGGGACAACCGTGGCAGGGATCAGGATCGTACAGAGCAATCTTATCACAGTAGGGGATGTCCTTGTGGGAGACTTCAAAAAAGTAACCCTGTACATCAAGCGTGGTATTGAGGTCAAAATATGGGATCAGGATTCAACTGACCCGGAACTTGATCTTAAGACTATCACTGCAAGCGTTAGGGCTGCCGTTAAATTCCCGTTACCTTCAAGGAGCGCATTTGTGTATGATGCTATTAGTGACATCACCAGTGCAATCCTGGCAGTATAACTTTAAAACAAGAAAGGAAAAATATATTATGAAAAAGTTTATTGCAATTATGATCGGGCTGCTTTTCACAGTAGCTCTTATGGCTCAAACGACAGGCACGACCTATACTTTGAAGCCTAATGTAACTTCAGTTACTGCCTTCAGCTACACCCACACAGGTGATTGGGATGCAACCTCGCTGAAGGATTCTATCGGGGGAGTAGCTTCTCTTTACTGGACATTTGACATTGCAAAGAGTAACCTGTATTATTATCAGTTTGTTATTGAATATGATACAGTGCTTACTGTTGCCAGAGCAATAGGGAATCACGTCACTGTGGCACTACAAGCAAGTCTAGATGGAACTTACTTTTTTCAAATAGACTCAGTTCTATTCCATCCGACAACCATGTGGCTTCCGGCAGCTCAAGTCCTTGACCCAACATTGGGAATTACCTCTGTTAAAGATGTTTCTACCGGTGTACTATGGAGATACCTGCGAATAAAAGCAACAGGAGGCGATGCCAATAAATGCTCAATAATATCTAAACTGTCTCTCAAAGTCGGAATAAGATATTAGCCGGCAGGTTTATGCTAGATAACAGGGCAGGGAAGTGAGATGCTCGCCTGCCCTTCTTTTAAATTCATCTCAATATTAACACAACAGAAATGAAACAGTTTAAATTTTCAAAGGATTTCGTTCACGGAAACAAGAAGGTTGACAAAAAAGGAAGTACTAGGACCGTGACTTCCCGTCATGCTGCTTTCCTTGAGACCAATAAGTTCGGGTCTATAGTCGGGGATGCCCCGGCCAAGAAAGAGAACAAGGGTGCTGAGAACCGTGACACCAAGTAATTAAAAGAGGCCACATCCGGGGCTCCGGCTCCGGGGTGATCTCAAAATGAATAACGACATGGAACTAAGTATATTATCAACCGGGATAAGTGAGCCGGTAAACATTGCGGAGGTTCGTGATTTTATAGGTTATCCTTCAACGAATCAGGATACCGTTATTAAAAAGATGATAATAACGGCCCGTGAATGGCTTGAGGAGTATTGTGCCATATCGATAGTCAATAAGCAATACAAAGCATATTTTGAGAAGGCCGATGCCTTGAATGGATGGTATGAACTGCCCGTCAGCCCGGTCCTGTCAACACCGGCACTTGTGGTTGCGGTCCGTGGTGTGACAATAGATTTTGAGCAGATGGGGCTTAACATTGTCAGGGTCAGGCCATATAGCACATACGGCACTATCGGAGTGGGCAGTACCGGAGTCAACTGGTACATGGAGGTGACTTTTAATGCAGGGGCAGCAAATAACACTGCTGATGAGATCATTCGCAAGATAGTAGCAACCATGTTTAATGCCAGAACTGATGGAGCAGGTGAAGGGGTGCAGATGGGAAGGCTCCCTTATGACACTTTGCGATTGATTTCTGCAATTAACAAAAATACTGGATTATGAAATGGGACTTTCTATTGAATCACAAATTATTGATTGTGCATATTGTAATGGGCAAGCACATTTGCAAAAAACAAATAGGGAATTAACCTATAGAAATGAGATATGTAAAGTTGTTGAGCATTTTTATAAATGTAAAGAATGTAAAGAAGAATTTACGACAACAGAAACGGATACTATAACAATGTTACAAGCACAAAATCAGTACATAGTATAAACACTGGATTATGAAATGGGGAAAAGACTCAATAACAATTTATACCCTCACTACAACAACGGATGCCAGTGAGGATGTCACCGAGACATGGGATGATGGGGTAACGGTCAGTGCCAGCGTGGTACAGATTGACGGGGCCCGCTATGTCAAGGAAGAGGAATTAATTGATAAGGCAGTTTATAGAGTAGAATGTTTTGATAACAGCTACTCGAACAATATAAAGATAGTTTTCGGGAGTTTAACACTATTCCCGATAAGGCCGTGGACGAAAAATGCAGACCGATCCATGAGAAGTATTGCAAAGATAATAATGGCGACGAAGGTATGAAGCCGATGGCGAACATAGAGATCAAGGGCACTGAGGAGCTGCTGAGAGGCTTTGAGAAGTACCGCAAAGAAGCCACTAAGGCTATCAAGAGAGGTGTGGACAGGACGGCGGGAATGGTAGCTTCAGATGCTAAGGAAAGGCTTGCAGGGGGATTAGGAGGTCTGATGCGCAGAGTCACCGGGAGGTTAATAGCTTCGGTACATGCTGAATTTGGGAATAAAACTGAGCAGCCTGAGAAAAATACATTTAAACCAGTAAAAGCCAGTGAAGCATCTGATAAGAATCTTAACGTGACTATTGCAGATGATGAAGCGGTGGCAGGGACAAATGTACACTACGGTCCATATATTGAGTTCGGGACTAAGTTCATAAGTGCAATGTCATTCCTGGGATTCGCAGCGGTGAGGCAGGATAAGCGACTTAAAGAGAGGGTAATTGAAGAACTGAATAAGATAAACAAGTGAGCACAGCGCATAAGGAAATATCGTACGATCTGATACAGGGGATATTTACCGTGCTGGATGGCAATGTTACCTATTCAGGGACTACTTACCCTGTTTATAAGAGCATTCCGAAGGTACCGGCATCGATATATGTCTGGATAACAGAGGTGATGTATGATGAGGATGGGACGAAAGACTCTTTTATCTATTACGGCACTGTCCAGGTGAGGGTTGTCGATGAGAGCCTTCAGAGAGCTGATAAGAAAAAAGGATTAGGGATACTTGGTATTGTCCGGGGATTACTTAAGCCAGCACGGTCAACGGTATTCTCAATAGGCGACACTTTGACACTGATAGCACTTAAACCGGGACCATATAACGAGATGACTGAGCAATCAGATAATATTTTGAAAATGAGTTTTATAGATATATATGATTTTTTAATTCAATAAGGAGGAATTGATTATGGCAAGCACAGCAATTAGCGGATCGTTATTGGCAGTATTAACCGGGACAGACAAGATACTTGAGAGTAAAAACTGTACCCTTACTGTTAATGTAGCAACAGCACCCACGTCTACAAAAGACAGTGCACGGTGGGCATCTCATATTAAAGGTGAAAGGGATTGGAGTATTTCAGTAGATGGCCTGGTAGATGAGACTAACGTAGCAACTGGATTTACCCATCACGAAATGATGGCTATGATCATAGATGGTACAGCGGATACAACTATTAAGTTTGTAACTAACACTCCGACTAATACTGTTGGGTGGACAGGTGAAGGTACGTTTGTAAACCTTACTACTACAGGACCACAGGACGAAGGATCTACATGGGCAGTAGAGATCAAGGGTAACGGACCATTAGCAGAAATTATTTAAAAGATATAAATTATGGCAAACACAGCAATTAATGGTACACTGTTATTAGTGTACATGGATGGTGTCAAGATAGCAGCCCAAAAAGGTGTGACAATGACACTTAACGTGGAGACCTTTCCAACAAGCACAAAGGATGATAATCGATGGGCTTCACACGGGAAAGGGGAGAGATCCTTTGAGATAGGTCTGGATGGTCTGATTTCAACTACTGGTAAGACAGCAAAAGCACTATATGATTATATGATCAATGGTACTGAGCTCTTATTGGTAATAGAGGGTACAACCAATACATATTTTGCAACAGCAGATATGACAAATGTCTCTCTTGTGGGACCGCAGGATGAGGCAAGCACATTATCTGGCACGATAAAAGCAACTGGTATAGTATATACTATGCTTACCAATCTTTTGACAGATCCTGATCTGGATGATGATGCTACATATGATACATTTACACACACTGCTTCCCCACCTGCTGTTACATCTGCTATTAATGCAGCTGGTGGAGCGGTCGCTGATAGTAATATTATAGCTGTTACAGATGCTCATATATATAAACTGGTGACATTTCTTACCAAAACTTCTGGTGAACTCCCAACGGTAGGTATATATGATACTAGTGCTGTTGGTTATATCTCTAATCAACCTTCTTTAACAGAAGGTATTAACTTCATAACACTTACCGCTACTGCAACAGAAGCCGCAGATGCTTTTCTTAGAATAGAAAATACTGGTGCTTGTAACTTTGCATTAACTACAATTTACATTTGGGATACAACTCCGTAAGATGATACTACAACTGCCATTTAAAACATTTGGATACTTCAAAGAGAAGCCTGTGGAGATTCTATTGAACATAGGTACTCTTGAAGATATGTGTGAAAGGCTTGGTATAGAATTTTATGAGATAGGAGACTTACTTCAGGATTCTAATATTGATTTTGTTACTCAATTATTGTACTATGGTTATCTTACAGCATGTCAAAAGAGTTATAAGAAGCCTAAGTATAATAAGGTACACGCCCAGTATTGGGCTTCCCATATGAGTGCAGAAAGTAAAGAGGGCTTTGCTAAACTGCTTACTGAATTACTTGGTAAGGCAAAGAAGATTGCTGAAGCTGATAGTAAAAAAAAAGCACCCTAACCTTTGAAGACTTAAGGAAGTTTGCTGTAGGAGAGTTAGGATGGACATTAAGCAGGTACAGGGATGCTACAATATATGAATACAATTTAGCAGCTTCCGGATATCATCGTAAATGGGAAGCAAACACTGCATGGTTAATGAGAGAGATTGTATATAACATATGGGTTGTTGCTCCTTATATCAAACCTCAGGATAAACCAACTAAAAAGCAGATTATGAAGTTGAGTATAGATGAAGTTCCGGTTAAAGAAGAAGCATTACAAGAGGATGTGATTAAGGAAGCAGAAGCATTTGAAGATAAGTTAAAATTTAATAATTAAGGCAATGGGTTTATTATCAAATTTGTGGGTGAAAATAAAAGGGGATAGCACACACCTTGACAGCACGCTGAAGAAATCCAAGTCAGGAATTAAGACATGGGCAAAGAATATTGGGACTGTTATTGCTGCTGGGTTCGCTGTTGCTGCTGCAGCTGTCCTTGCCTTCGGGAAAAAGTTAGTAGATCTGGGTGGCCAGGCGCAAGGTGTGGAGGCTGCATTTAAGAAACTTAATGAACCAGATTTATTAAATAATTTAAGGAAGGCTACCAGGGGTACTGTTGATAATTTAGTATTAATGACAAAAGCCATACAGGCCAAAAACTTTAAGATACCCCTTGATCAACTTGCTACATACTTTGAATTTGCTACAAAACGAGCTATACAAACAGGAGAGTCGGTTGATTATTTAGTTGATTCAATAATCACAGGGATAGGGAGAAAGTCCGTATTGGTTATGGACAATTTAGGTATTAGTGCTATTGAATTACAAAATGAGGTAAAAAAGACCGGGGATTTTGCTACGGCTGCTGGTGTAATTATAAGAAGAGAACTTACATCAATGGGCGATGTTGCTGATACTGCCGGTACTAAAATTGCTGCTTTAGCAACCACTTGGGCAAACTTTAAAGTATCACTTGGTAAAAAACTAGTTAATAATGAATATTTTGGTTATTTTCTTAGAGGATTAGAGGCAATATCAAACTGGTTAAAAGGTCCCTATGCAAATTTATCAAAGGAACAAATTGAGGCAGAACAACAGAAACTAACATTACAAAGAGAACAGTTATTACTTGGTAGAGAAGCAATACTGCAAGAAAGGGAGAAGTCAAAAAGAGCTGATGCTTATAATGATACACTGATACAAAATACTATTAATTTAGGTAAGAATAAAAAAGAACTAGATAAAATTAATGCTATATTACTTGAATTAGGAGAAGTTAAGGGAGGAAAAATCAACGCACCGGATACTAAAGAGGCATTAATTGATATTATGCATTATGTATCACAGGCTAACAAAAAACTCGTTACCCCATTTGTATATTCTAAACCCTCTTCAATAAGACCTGCTGGTATAGGTGCTGATACAAGACAGGAAATACCATTTTCTAGCAAGGGTTTTGAAACAACAAAGAACTTAGTAGAAGACTTACAAGGTACATTTGCAGATATGTTCACTGCAATATCTTCTGGTAGTGGAACTGCCTTTGAGGATATGGCTAAAGCTTTTGGTAGATCAATACAAAGTATGGTAGCTCAGTTATTGGCTGCAAAGTTAGTAATGATGTTACTAAACCTTATAGCTCCTGGAGCAGGAACTATCCTTAATGCTACTACAGGCAATATTAAGATGCCTAGTTTCAACCAAACACCAAACAAGCTAGCTCCGGGTCCTATTGGTGGTATTGGTGGAGTGCAGCAACATCAATTTACAATATCAGGAAGAGATTTAAAAACAGTTTTAAATAGGAATATGTAATGGCACTGGCCACGAAATATAGAGCAGAATTTGATGATACACATGGTAAAACATGGTGTGTTGACTTTCTTGAAGATGCCTGGGGTGGTGCTGTAACTGATCTAGTACCTACAGACAATCCTATAAACTTCTTCTGGGATGAGAATATTACCAATTCTATTATGAAGTCAGAGGTAGAGGTTCAGGTATATTCTGAGACTAACTTTGCATTGGTGGATCTTTATTCACAGGCAGATAAGCATTTCAGGGTCTACATATACGATGCAGAATATCATACCAGTGTAGCACACATGTTAGCAGATCATATCTATTGGAGGGGCTATATTAAGCCACGTTATTATCAGGAGGCATATGAACCGCCCCCTTATCCTGTTACTATACTATGTACAGATGGTTTGGATTTATTAGAGACTACATTATATACACAGTATGATCAGGGTAGGCGTCAGGAAAGTCAGATAATACTTGACATACTAGCCACAGTAGAAGATACCTCATTTTATGAATATATCAATATCTATGAAGATACTATGAATAATGGTGTAGGTGATAGTCCGCTAAACCAGGTACAGCCAGACTCATATTTATTTAAGGATATGTATCAGGATGAGGTATTAGAAGCTATACTATTAAAATATAATGCTTACATAGTACAGTATTTAGGTTATTTCAGGCTTTTAAGACCTGTTGAAATGGTTGGTGCTACTGAATATGGAATGTTTGGTGCTACTGTATATGGCAGATACTTCACAGCTGTTGATACTACTGCTCCTGTATCATTCACGCCATTACAATACATAAGCAGGACTGCTACTCACATTACTAATCGCAGGCAAGTACCGGGTGGTGTTAAGATGATACAACCCACTGCTAAAAAGATAACGCTTCATCAGGATTATGGTAACAGGGAAAGCTGGTTAAATAATTATGAATTTACCGCAGATAAATGTGATATTGATACTGATGCTTTTACTAACTGGACAAATGATGCTGGCATAGTAGCCAAACATATTAGTGAATTTTTAGTAAAAGAAACTAATGGTGTAGGTATAAATGCAGGTACTGGTGGCACCTATATGAAACAAGTAATCACACCACAAATATCTATAAGTATCACTGATAAGTTTGTTATAGAACTTGATTATAATTGGTGGAATGACACTGCAGCTCCTGTTGCTGCTACCAGCATATCAATGATTATAAAACAGGGTGCAAGGTACTTAACAATACAAGATGATACTGAGGCAGTATGGGGTGGCATTGCAGCATTATTCTCATATTCACCTACTAATATCTATGGTGTAGCAAATATACCTGTTGGTTTTGGTGATGGGTGGATGCATTTTAAAAGAGAATTTTATGGTTTAGAAAGTACTAGTGACATAGAGGTTGTATTAGCTACTAATGGATTTGCTAATGCATATAATTGTTTTAGAAACATAGAATTATATACTTCTTCATATGAGATTAAGCAAAAGCAAATAAGACGTAGATTCAAAGAGAGACTTGCATATTTAGGTGATATATTTAGATTAAAAAGTAAATATTATACAGTTGATGTAAAAGAAGATAAGGAATTAGTAGTAGAAAATGTTATATCACCTGTATGTACACCTACAGAAGGTGTAGAGCTTACATATGATTATATACTAGGTGATGTAAGAAATGTAGATAACAATAATTATATTGATAATGTACTAGGGCAATTTAAAGGCTCACTAGCAGTACTGCATAGAGATACTCTTACAGAAGCAGCAGCCGATTTTGTTACAGATCATGATGCCGACTATCCTAATTTAGATGTTACCAGTGCTGGTGATGATATCATATTTACATCCAAGACAGCAGGAAATGATTTTACAGGCAATACGACAATAACCAATACAGATGGTGATTTAGCTGGTGATGTTGATTATACTCAGGAAAATGTTGTAGCTCAGGCTCAAATTGATACTATAACAGTATTAGGTACTGATGGTACAGCAAATGTAACTTGTGATACATGGACGAAACTTGCTACATGGAATGGAACCATAGCTCAGACCCTTCAGGATTTCGTTGATGCCTGGGAAGCATTTTATACAACAAAAGGAATATCACTTACCAATACAGCTACTGAATTAATTTTTGAAGCAAATACCCCAGGTGATCCGCTAACACCATTAACATCAATAGTAACTGTATCGGGTAATTTAAGAGGGACTGTTGTTGTGACTCAGGCTAATATCGTAGGACAAAAACGTATTGATACTATTACCCTGACAGGGACATCAGGAACAGCAAACATACTTTGTGATGCTGTTACTAAAGAGGTTGATATTGATGAAGTTATTACTAATTCTGCTACATGGTCTACAAGGGCTGTAGGAGGCGAGTCACTGCCATTACTTGAATTAATAGGAGATGAGATAGCAAATCAAACAAGTAGGACAAGAGACCTTATACAGATGCCTATTATTGAGACTACAGAAGCATTACAGATGAACTATATCGGTTGCTTTGTAGATGATCTTAATCAGTATAGCGGTGTAGACCGTGCATTCGTTATGA